CAAGGGCCAGTACGCATGCACGCCACCGCCTGATGACACCATCCACGGCTCACCAAGCCCTGCCAAACCTGTTGCCTGACAAAAGTCCAGTATGGCCTGTGCTGCCACTCGCGCAGCGGGGTACGCCTTGGGCGTGACTACGCCGTTTTCATCCGGTATGTCGCGTGGGTGGTTGCAGCCAACGTCAATCGCAAGGCACTTGACCATCTGGCTGTTGGTAGCAACTCGCTTGTCTTCACCACCGAATGTGCCCAGCGCAAAGTAGATGTCGCAGTTCTGTTTACGCCAGCGTGCGAGTGTCGGTTCGGTGTCTTCAATCTCCTTTACAAATACGTGTTCTTTTTTGTTTGTCAGCTCTACCACGCAGTAACGCCCATTACCCGGAGGTGGCAGGACTGCCGCCATGAAAGCAAGCGCGTCCATAGAAATCCTTGGGTTGGGTTATTCGGCGGTGTCGAGCAGCTCTTCTTCCAGCGCAGCGACAGCGCTCTCCAGTGCGTCCACAGTCTTCAGCTTCGCAACGAATCGTTCGACCGTCTCTGCCACCCACGACATAGGCAACTGCTCGGGCGTATGCAGCGTGATGTATTTGGCAAACTCTTCGTCGCTCAGCATGCTTGGTTTCAGGGCTTCAAGTTGTACTCTTTGCATATTGTTCTCCATGCTTCGTCTGCCGTTTTGGAAGACCGCATAATTGTTAAAAGGAATTCGACACGGTTCTGGTAGGCAGGGAAAATGTCCCGCCCCTCAAACCAGTTGTAGACAGTTTGACGCGTTACGCCCAACGCGTACGCAATCTTCGCAACAGGAAAGTTCAAGTGGATTGCCCACCGCCCGAGCTGGTTGCCCAGCGTCTTGGGGGACGAAGCCACAAGCTCCTTAATTTGTAATGAATAAGCCATAGTTATAGGTGGGGGTACTCGCTGCACTGCGCTCCGGAGTCCGTGACGGCACTACGCAGCATCCGCTTTCCCCCCGATAAATTACTCGTCGTCCCAGTCAGACACGATGCTGGCCAGCTTGCTGGACTTGACCGGCACAGCAGACGCAGCGGGTGCTGCCTTGCGTACTTCCGGCTCGGAGTCATCCTCCTCCACCACTTCAGCCTTGGGCTTGGCTTTGGCGCGGGTAGGCTTGGGTGTAGGGGCTTCTTCCTCTTCGACTGCTGCGGCCTTGACCTTGGCAGGCGATGCACCGGCCAGCTTGATGGGGGCAGCACTGTCGGTAGCAGCAGCGCTTGCGCCAACAGCACGCTCAGCATCAGCAGTCTTGCCTTGGCTCATGGAGATTTCGTACTCGTCATCGGTCAACCAGCGGGCGGGTTGGAACACCAGCGTGGGGGACTCTTGGCTCGTATCGAACTTCATGCGGGTCACAATCTGCTCGGGATTGATGGGTGGGTTCTGCGAAGCCAGATAGCGGGCGTACGCTTGCAGTGGGCGCTTGTCCCCTTCAGCCTTGCCAAAGATAGAGCCTGCTGGCAGGATGAGCTGCATCACATCGCCTTCGGGGTCGCTCTCCAATACTACGGCCAGCTTGTGCTGATAGCGGCAAGCACGGCTGCTACCTGTTCCCGACCCTGCCACGTTCTGTGGGCAAGTAGCGCAGCTCTCCGACTGGCGGTTTTTCGCGTTGGCATCTGGGGTCTCACCATCAGCCGAGGTGCAGTCCGGTGCGGCGGCAGCAGCATCCGGGTCGTATTTGGCGGAGTAGTACTGGCGGCTCACCTTCGGCGCTGCCTTGATGATGATTACGTCCAAGTGGCGCTCTTCGATGCTGGCGACTTCTTTGCCTTCGCTCAGCAGACGGAACACACCGCCCTTGATGGAGATGCGCTTACCACCGCCAGCGGAATCACTACCGGCCAATGCGCGGGCGGTATCCGACAACGCGTTGTTGCGTGCAAAGGCTGGGACTTTGGATGGGTTGAATGTAGCAAGGTTGCTCATGGGTTCTCTCTTAACGTGGTTTGGTAATACGAATCTCAAATTCGCTAATAGCGTTGAGACCGGGGGGAACAACACCGGGGTTGTCTTCTAAAAATTTGGCCATGTTCAGTTGGGCAATACGCTTCTCCAACAAGTCCACGACATCGTGTTCGACAATGAACGTCTTGAACGAGTCCCAGTCTTGGGTGGAGTACCGCGTCTTGCTTGCCATTGAGACAGTGCCAAACTCAGTTTTTACATATGAAACGCCAAGGGCTTTCATATGGTCTTTAATCGCAAACTTAACTTCGTCTTGCGATGCCTTGAGTTCTTCCACTCGCGTGTCGTACTCTTTGGTCAGTTGCTCGATTTCCGCTTTGATTTTGCGGTAAATCTTCGTCAGCTTATCAATGGGGATAGGCTCTTCACTCATTTACTTCTCCTGTTGTTGTGTCTAGTGTTTGACAAGTGTACACGATTTTTCGGCGTCTGCAACTCCTTTCTTAATTGCTAATTTCGGTTTTAAACATGTCGGTCAAAAGGAAGTTGTCATCCACCTTTGAGACCAACGCACTGAACATTTTCTTCTCAATCGGGCTGCTCTCGATGTGGTAGACCGACACCTTGTCAGCGTTTTGCCCCTTGCGGTCAGCCCGCGCAATACACTGGATGTACTGTTCAACGCTCATCAACGGCCCAAAGAAAACCACCGTGTCGGCAGCAGTCAAGGTAATCCCGTGGGCGGTGGCTTGGGGCTGCATGACAAGGACGCGGGGGCTGGGCTCGTGTTGGAAGCGGCGGATAATATCAGCCCGCTTGGTAGGGGAAACCCCACCATGAATGCACTCGGCGGTGATACTGTGCTTGGTCAGATGCGTGTGAATGGTGTCGATGCTGCTGCGGAATAGGGCAAACACCAACACCTTGCGCTCGGTCTCCCCCAGTATGGCGTTCAGCTCGTTCAGGCGCGGGGTAGCGTCGAACTCCACAACGTCTTTGTCGTCTGTATATACAGCGCCGCAACTGATTTGCAACAGCTTGCTGACCCCTGCTGCCGCGTTGACTGCCGTGATGGTCTCGCCTGCTGCCTCCACCATGAGCCGGTCTTTGAGTGCGTTGTAGTATTTGATTTGCTGCGGCGTGAGGGCCACGGTGCGCGTCATCGTCATCACTGGCGGTAGGTCTAGGCACTGCTCCTTTGTGAAGCGTATGGCGGGCTGTAGCGCCTCCAGCACCAGCGCCTTGGCCTCGGGCTTGGGAACCCACTTGAACATGGTGGCCTTGAGCATCACCTTGTCCCGCCACGCCGTATAAAAACTAGGCACACCGCCGGGGTTAACCAGCTTGGCCAGACCGTACGCATCCACGGGCGACTGCGATGCAGGCGTGCCGGTCATCATCCACAACCTAGTCTCCGGCTTGAGAATGGCCTTGAGGGACTTCCAACGGTTGGTCGTCGGGGTCTTGTAGGCATTGGCCTCGTCCACAATCACTAAGTCGAAGCGTCCGTCGTTGATGATTTCGCTGGCAATCAGGTTCAGCCCGTCATAGTTGGCGATGACAAACTCGTAGTCCTCCTGCACCATCTCAATACGCCGCGACGATTGCGTGTGGTGGGCTACCACCGCCGACCGATGGATGACGCTGTTGCTCAAGTCGCCCAACCACGCGCTGTGCATGATGGACAGCGGGCACAGAATCAACACACGGCGAACATGCTTGATGCTCATCAGGTAGTCTGCGGCCCACAAAGCGCTCAGCGTCTTGCCTGTGCCGGGTTCGCTAAACACAAACGCCTTGCGGTGCAGCGTGAGGAAGTCCGCTGTCTGTATCTGGTGTGCCATCGGCTTGTACTTGCCGGGCCAGTTGTAGCGCCGTGTGATGGGCGAGGGCACATCCTTAACGCCAAGGTTGCGCAGCACCTGCGTTTCCTCTAAACCCCAGTGAACCAACACCTCATACGTGCCGTTGTTTTCGCTAACGACCTTGTGCTTTGGGATGATTGCGTACTTGTGTGGATTGCGAGTTTTTAATAGAAGTGCTCTATCGTCGATGATTTCCATTTGCTTCTCATGTAGTTATTTGTTGTCGCCTTGATTGGCCGACTTGCTACGCAACCGCAGGTTGCCCGGTGTGGACTTGCCGCCTTTGCGCAGCGGCTTGATGTGGTCAATGTCTTTACCTGTGCGGTCGATGCCGTCTGCATCGTACTTGCGCCGCGCACGTTGGCGCTCATGTTGGTCTGACCCCGGCCCGGACTTGCCGGTCTTGAGGTCTTGCTGGTATTCCTTCTTGTAGTCGCGGGTTGCCATACTAAATCCTTTCTTGTCTATACAGCCTCATTAAAAAACCGCCACAACCCCTGCAAAGGCATGCGGCATCACCAAGCTCAAACAGCTTTGCAATTAACGCTTTTTGTGTGTCTTCATAAAAGACCGCTTGGTCGTATTCATCGTCAAAGTCCATGTTATATCCAGCGGCTTCGACTTCATAAAACGCACGCTCCTTGTGGGGGGACACAAGACTAACGCTTACGTGGCTTTTTGCGCACTGTTCACATTCAATCTCGCCTTGCTCAAGCGAATACTTTTTCATCGCTCTTCTAAAAGCTGCATGCTCTGCGTCGGTCACACTACGTTTTTTCTTTAATGTTGATAAAAGCGTTTGGCGTTCCTTTGGCGTGTTGTACTTTTAAGTTCTCCATCAGCGCTGCTTGGATGAGAGCCCCGTTACTGATGTAGCCCCCTGTGTATTTTTCAGCCGTGTGTTTCCAGCCGTAGCTGGTGCGACTCCGGTTTATACGCGGGCTAACATGCGTTCTTTCACGCAGCCATTTGCGGGCGCTTTCAACTTGCTCTTCTTCTGGTACTTGCCCTTGGCTTTCAACAATACCTTCGGCGGTTATGTGCGTCATATTTACTCCTAGTGTTTCGGGTTATGTAGACACTTCACTACAGGACACCAACCGCATAGTGGGGTTGGCTTGGGGTTCCACACGCCTGTCTCGTGTGCTTGCTCAATACGAGCTACGCGTTGCCGATAGCTCCACCATTCGGACTCGGCCTTGTCGACGGTCATGTCTTGGCGCACCATGTCGTTCTTGACCACAAACAGCAGCGCCCCACTCACCTTGCGGATGTGTGGGAAGTGGGCAAATATCATCAAGGCCATCAACTTGAGCTGCTCCCTGTCGGGGTACTTGTTGTTGCCGGACTTGTAGTCAATCACCTTTGCTGTCAGGTTCTCGTCGTCAATGATGATGAGGTCGGCAATCCCGCGCACCCACCGGTTAGGGTCGTTGAAGTCGCAGGGCTTCAAGTCTTTGGTGAGCGCCATCTCATGTTCGCACAGCTTGCGTCCGGGCTTGGCAATCAACGCGTCAAGCGTATCCCGCATAAACTCGAACTGCTTGGGCAGCGCCTTGCCGTCCCGGATGTACTCCTCCGCAGCGGTGTGCAGCTCCTTGCCGTACAGTGTTGCTACTGTGTCGGACTTGGGGAAGCTCTTGAGCACCGTTACTTCGTAGTACTGGCGGGGGCACTGCTCGTAGGCTTTCAAGCCTGAGTGCGACCATGTGACGTTGACCATTAGAACCTCGCTGAGTCGATTGCTTTAGATAGTCGGCTGGCAAATGCAACTACAAACGCTTCATCACGGTTGAGGGTGTGTCGCCCCATGTCGTGAAGAATTGCATGTACTAGCTCATGCCAGAACGAATCACGTATCTCTGAGGCAGGCAGTTTGCGGTTTGTCTGCCCGTTGCGCAGACCGAGTTGAATGCGCTGCTCAGCATACTGAATACGTCCTACATGCTGCTTGTCCAGCAATGCTTCAATCACTTCAACTGAATACCGTTTGTTGCCGACACGGATGCGGCGTGGCAGTAGTAGCTTTGTGTCTGTTTTCATACTTCTCCTAGTTTTTAGCTAACCCATATCTACGGTGAACGCCACCGTCAGCGCCTAATGGAATCCCCGGCATGTACCGTGGCTCCATGACCATTTGCGCCAAGACCCAAGTCTTAGCGTCGTTTGCTTCTTCGTCGGGCACAACGGCCAAAAGCTCGTCGTGCACCGTCCCCACCACGGGGTATCTCTTTGACACC